TCGACTCCCGAGAGCATCTCGTTGCGGCTCTGTCGCAGCTCGATGTTGTTTTCCAATGCATGGTCGAGGCATTCGCGGAGTGTCCAGACCTTCGTGGTATCCTGCGCTGCGGCCATCTGCCAGCCCAGCAGGGCGATGAATCCGATGAGCAGTTTGCGTTTCATTTCGTTCGGTTTTGACGCAAAGCTACCCACTCCCGCGTGCACGTCCAATTGAAATAGACCAGCAGGGCGATTGTATCGACGAACGGGGTGATTTTCCGGATCGGATTTCGGGCGGACTGCCGGTTCTCTGCCGTTGCGGCCCGCAGCAGTTGCAGTGCCCGGAGGGAGTCAGGATGAAAAAGTGCGGGCCGGCCAACAGCCGGTCCGCATCCTCGTTTCTGTTGTGGAGAGAGGTTACGGCTGGCTTGGGCACACTGATTCGGGCTGTCAAGAAACGCTATGGATTTATCATATTTTCCGTATTTTTATAAATGCGACCTCGGCCTTGATCTCGGACGGCAATAGACTTTTTTCAAAAAAATCGCATTTGTCGTATAGTTTTTCGGGCTGTTGTCTGTCTAATAGGTAAACGAAGTGAAGATGAACACAAAAGAACAACGATTCTCCAAACTGGTCAAGGAGCATGAACAGACCATATATGCTGTCTGCTATATGTTTTCCCGTGATGCCGATGATGTGGACGACTTGCATCAGGAGATTCTTCTACGGCTATGGCAGGGATACGACGGGTTTGAGGGTCGTAGTGATATAAAAACATGGATCTACCGCGTGGCGCTGAACTACTGTATCAACTTCAGCAACAAGCGTAAACGCGAGAAGACAAAACATACGGAAACGAGGAAGCCGGAATCCTCTGACAGCGACCTCGAAAAACGAATGCAGATCAAACAGCTCTATCAGCGAATCAATAAGTTGGGACTTGTCGATCGAAGCGTCATCTTGTTGTGGCTCGAAGGCCTGAGTTATGAGGAGATAGGCGCAATCCTAGGTATCTCGGTCAAGAATGTCTCCTTCAAGTTGGTGCGCATCAAGGAGCGACTCAAAAAAGACTAACGCCTAAAAAGAAAGTATGAATATGGAACGCAACCCAGGACAAGAACTTGAAGCACTGAGAGCCGATTACAACGCACTCAAAGCACAGATGAAGCAACAGGAGCGTTTGAACGAACGTTTTTTCAAAGCAGCACGTCTTCGTCCGGCACAAGCCGTGAGCAAGGGGATTCGGAATCGCATGATACTCGATGTATTGACCTTGCCCACAATTTGGATTATCTGTATCACTACCCACTGGCCGCTGCTGTTCGGTGTGTTGGTATCGCTGTGGACGTTGATCGATCTCGTTGCCACAATCTGGATCAACCGCAAATTGGGCATGGACCATCTGCTTGATGGCGATACGCGTACAGTCACTTACGCTATAACCTCCTATCGTCGCTTTTACCGCCGTGCCTTGGCCGTCAGTATCATTCCCTGCATTGCGATGATCTCATATATCTTCATCGAACTTCTCGCCCGCATCGATAACTCGGCCAACCGCAACCTAATCATCGCAATCGGTATTGCATACACACTCATTGCGGTCATTATTACATTGTGGCAATATCGTCGCCACGCTAAAGCCTGCGATGATCTGCTCAACGAGTTCGAAGAGTAGCGCACATCGTGCAGAACCGCGCGGGGCAAAATAAACTCTTTCCCGGAGAAACTGTAGTTTACCGGCAGCCGTGTGGAATGTAGCCCTTGAAAAAGATCTTTTGCAAAAAAACAGCATACTGCAGAGTCTTATCTGTGAGGTTCTGCAGCATGCTGTCTTTGTCGGTAGTTTGTTTCCGCTACCATTGACTTGGTTTATTCCATCATCCTGGCAATGCTTTCGGTCGGACTGTACTGTCGTCTATCAACATAGACCAGGAAAGAGGGGTGATGAATGGACAAACAGCTATACGGTTAGACGTGTGACCAAAACAAAATAAGGATGTTACTCATCGTAACATCCTTACCATCTGGCGGAGAGAGAGGTTACGGAGTTACGATCTGCTATTATTTGATTATTAGTAATTTGCATGAGCCATTCGCGGGCGAGGTCACACATCGGTAACAACGGTGATGACTACTCTCCGTCACAGGTATAGTCATCGTCCTCTATAAATTCTTTATTTAAGGCTTCTTTAGGGGTGTATTGCTCCGCTATTTTTCCCGTTGTAACTTGCTCTGTCCGTGTGCATACTTGCAGTGGTTACGACTTGCTTGGGCATACCGATTTGACTGTCAAAGAACAAATACTCGCCAGCTAAGGTCGGTACTTAATTTGGATAATTCAAGTTGTTAGGTCTCTTTTTATTGTGTTTGAGTCATTATACTATGTATTTTATTTTCTTATCTTTGTAAAAATTATTTGGATGATTATGGCAAAGAAAGCTACTACGATATTGGAGCAGATCGAACTACTGAAAAGCCGAGGCATGTCTATCCCCGATGAAAAGAAAGCTGGAGAGATATTGATGGATATTGGGTTCTATCGTTTGGGGTTTTATGCTTTCCCTTTTGAAAAAAGTTTCCCTTCGTTAACACATCGATCTCATGAATATAAGCCCAATACATCTTTTACAGATGTAGTGTATTTATATTATTTCGATTATGATTTGAGAAAAATTTTGACCTACTACCTTAATAGAATTGAAGTAAATCTGCGTACATATATTACTTATGAGGTTTCTAATCATTATAAGGAATCTCCCACCTGGTTTGTCGATTCAAATGTTATGAGGTCAAAGTATATTACGGAATTTGAAGAAAAAGTTTATAAAACTATTCGCGAAAATCCTGTAATAAAACGCCATCACAACAAATATATAAATGATCGATTTGCACCCGCATGGAAAACATTGGAGTTTATGACCTTGGGTAATATCTGTTCATTATTTAATAATCTGAAGGATCCTGAACTTAAAAAACGTATTGCCCAGCATTACAATTGTGGTTTAGGCGTGTTTATTAATTATCTTGAGACTATACGAGTGATTAGAAACTCCTGCGCCCATGGCAGTTGTATCTACAATATCAAACTTGCTAAAGCTATCAGAAGCAGTATGCAGGTTCCTATTGCGGGAGATCGTCGTCATAACATCAGTGGTATAGTAAGCGTTATATCCTATATTATTGGAATAATATCGGAAAATAGGCGAGTTGATCTTATGAAAGCGATTGACAATCTTTTGAATCAAGAAAGGAGTCAAGCCGCTAAGGATATTATAGAATTGTGCACAGGCTTTATAAAAAAATAATTGGCAAAATATTTGCAAAACGACAAATAGTTTATTATCTTTGCGCCATCTAAAGTGCCCGTATCGGCAGGTCTCGATATCTGCACTATAAAAAAGATGGAGGGAGCCTTGAAAGGGCTCCCGTTTTTTTATGGTCCAAGAGTTAGCAAAATGGTACTATTCTAATTGGAAATACTGCGGCTGTCTGACGGGAAATTTATAATGATCAAATTAAATGAAAGTTCCTAAATTTATTCCCTTATCATATGCGTATGCTTCTCATAAAAGGTTTCATTATGCCATTTTAAATAGTGTCTTCTTTCACAATCGATATAGCCATAAGGGATGGTGCAATTGTGTAAGTATTGCAAGGACTTTTCGTCCTCGATATTTGTGTCATATATGACATTGCCATTCCGATAATCTATGGTTATATAATTGGCTTGCTCAAAAAGTTTGTCACAAATAGGGCACATTAATAAGCCATTATTAGGGTTCATTGCATCATATGTATCTTCACATTTTGCATATGGCTTAATATGGCTTGCTATAAGCAAATTCTTAAAATCAAAACCACAAATGGGGCATTTATGAGGAGTCTTAACAAATAGAGCGGTTCTAAATTCTCCTTGCACCGTTCTTGTCTGAACGCCCCGCGCTGAAATTTTATATTTACCTTTTTGCATTCGTTCCTTCATATCTGCTGTTGTGCCGTCATCATCAAGCATATCTAACTTAGTATCAGCAACATCAATAGAAAATGAATCCGAATATGTGATCTTATCGAATTTGATGGGAGGAGTAATAAGATATGGTCTCAAGGTTTCTATTACATATGAATTTGAAAAATCTTGAAGATATGCATTCTTTTTAGGCAACTCCATATTAGCCCTTGTTCCCTCGGTATTTAAGGAAATGTCTTCTATCTTTACATCTCGTTTTTGAACAGTTGTTGTACGAGATACCATATTTTGGTGGTTTGCATAATTTAACACAACCATCGGATATTTGGGAACAAAATTTGCCCACTCTCTTGACGGATCGATAATACGATTATCCTTTTCAATGAAAATATCTCTTATCTGGAGATATATACTTTGCTTTTGAGATAGTGATGTAGTTTTACAGAATTCCTCATACTTATTCCATATACCATCGTGTTGAAAAACACAATAACACAACATATACTGGAAAATATATGCATTCTCAAAACTTGTGCTAATGAAATCCAGCAACTCATCATCTATGATTTCATAGATACCATTCTTGTCAGTTTTCTTTAGCACTTTACTGAAAACTAATAACGCTACCGCCTCAGTAAAATAGTTCCCAATCTGAGAAGCTGTTCTTAGGCAAAATAAATCTTTAATATAGGCATTAGATTTATCCTGCAGTTCATGTTTTTTGTATATGTTGCCAAATCGAAAACGCTGAATAAATCGGCATGCGAAGAACATTGTATCAAAAGCATACGATTTATCAGCAAGAAACTTTCCATTATCTGTAGACAATGTTAGCCCAGATAATTTATTGAGCAGCATTTGCGTTATTTCTTTATTCATAAATATGAGTATTATTTAGGTGTTCCAATATAATATAGAGAACACTTGTCTATGTTAAGTGTAAATCTCGAATGGCTTTTTACGATCGCATAATATTTTCTAAAATCAGCTGATGCATAGAATGACAGATCGCAAGATATATCATTATTTTTCGGTATAAGAATAGCAATACTACCATTGGGGATAGTATTATCAGGTAGTAATGTGGCTCGCGTGTTATAGGTAAAGTTAGGCATAATAATGGCTCTCGTATTCATAAATTGGCCAACGGTAAAAGACTCTATGGAATCCACATATTTATCATAACCTTCTTTATGTACCACAGTCCCGTCATCCAAAATATTTTTAGATTTTAAGACCCAAATTTTCCCCTTTGTTTTTAACTTGCTATTGGTAATCTGTCTATCTCTAAATGAAACGAATACATCCAAATTTAAGCCTTTTATATACTTATCAAAAAAATGATTTCTATATATTAACCAGACTTTGTCATGATAGATATATCCTTGGTTGTGGATATGCTGTGTGCCATTAACATAATCTGTTACTTTTATATCGGCATTATACTCTTTTGAAAAATGAATTGTGATTATTTCCACGAATACTTTTTTGAAGAACTTAACTCCGAAATCGCAGATACTCACAATAGGATAACTCTCGTACATTTTTCTGAGAGAGTAAAATTCATCTGCCATAATGAAATTTTTAGGTATTACACAAACAATTTCATTCGCGATTTCATACAATTTTGCCAAAAATAAAGCAAATAGATTCTTTACTCTATGTGTCCCTATTTCAATATGCTTATATGATTTTGTAGTTGCAGTATATGGTGGATTTGTTGCTACAAGATCATATCTTCGCGACATTTTCCATGTTAGAAAATCTGCACAAATAAAGTTGATACGGACATTTGATCCAAGCTCAATTTTCTTCAATGCAGATTTTAATATGTCAATCGTGTTGGGGTTAATTTCCACGGCATCTATACAAACTTTTGTACATCCCGAAAATAGAGCACTCAATTGTGGTAAAAATGCACCAAGACCAACAGCTGGTTCAAGGATATGTATTACACTTTTTTGCATGTTTACATCTTTTAATGCGTCATAAACCACACATTGAGGTGTGTAAAATGCGCCAGATTGTTTGGCATTATCAATCTGTTGCTCTTTTAAGAATGTATATATGTAGAAATTTTTAATTAGTCGCTTGTTTTTTAAATATGTTTCTAATTGCTTTTCATCATAGCCATTAACAAACCCCTCAAAATCAAGCATCAAATTAGCTTTATTGGCAATGTCCTCAATAATATGTGTTGGAACGGCTTCTCCAATACATCTCCGAATGTTTAATTCGTATCGCCTCAAATATTCATCAGAATTTTGAGGTGAAAATAGATGATCGAATGGTGTCCATTTAAAAGAATCTGGGATAGACATCAACCGCATCAATTCGCGAATACTGAGAACTCTATTATCTGTTGGGTGAATTGTATCTTGACTTGCCAATTGGTCATTTCGAGTCGCTATACAAGAGCATGGCTTATCCCAGCACAATCGTCTATATTTGTTCCCCATATATGCACCTTTTAAACCAACTCGTTCCCCTTCCGAATTGATTTTATATGGCTGTGTTTCTATTGGGTTCTGGAAAGCACTTTCACCCTCTTTTAGATCCTTAATCCAAGGTAGTTGGTATTCTGGAAATTTACGAGCAAAATGCAAAAAATCTAAAGTATCTTTTTCTCCGTATGCTAATGATGGCAAATCTCCAATAGCATCTCTTAGTGTTATTTCATTCTTTCGGGTTGGGAATAAGTTTAATGGACTTATATTTCTTAAGGTTTTATGTGTACCTATAACAAGTGTGCGAGGTCGGCTTGAAGGTACACCATAATCCTTGAAATTAATCACTTTCCACGATATGTGATAATTCTCCGATAGATTGCAAAGAATGCTATCTTTAATAGGCATATCTACTCCTGACACATCGGTGCATATAGTACTCATAAATGCCCGTACATTCTCGAAAATAAATATTTTCGGTTGTACATGCTTTATGATTTTTGTTGCCTCAACAACCAGGGAGTTACGAATCTGTTCTTTGCCATTTTTTTTATAGTTGGCTGTAGACATTCCTTGGCATGGAGGAGTGGCAAAAATCACATCTACTTGCTCAAGATTCTCAAAATCCCGCCAAAATGCTATTTGTTCATATATGGCTTGCTGGATTTTAGGATCGGTTATGTCTCCACAGATATAGCCACTATCGTATTTACATTTATTATTCGCGCGTTGAACATCAATCCTATCTCTGATTAATTCATTGGTAGCTATACACTGAAATTTATCGCGGAAGCCATAACAACCGACACCGGCACTACTGAATAAACTTATATATGTTTTCATATTAAAATCTCCTAATCCGTGAAAATATCATCCCACACTACAAAAATAAGCAAAATTTAGCAGACGGAGTTGGTTTTTAGGAAAACGCTATTATCTTTACAATGAAAGTGTTTTACTTACCAACAGTTATTTCCGTCGCAACTTATAGAAAACTTAATAAAATAACAATCATACGGCCCGTCTTGCGCAACGCAGGATGGGCTTCTTTTGTTTCACATATTCATATCGACTCACTTAAGTCAATCAGTTATGAGAGTAAATTTTGAGAGCCGCTTTATGCACGTGGCGCTATCAGGCGGCGGCCAGATGACCGATGTGGAACTCAATATGGAGTTCGAGCATTTTCAGCAGGAGATGCTTGCCCTTTTGATGGGCGACAATGGTTACCTTGTCATTGACTTTGTTCTCCGCGACCTGTTGGCACAGTTGGAGAGCGTGGCATGTAGCAAAAAAAAATGAGCATCTCCGCACATTTCTCAAACGTGCCAAAGCAAATCTTCGCACTTGTATTGCCCAAAATGAAAAACGCCTGACCTCCCCAGAACTATTTTCTCCAACAATCTCACCTCCTCGTTCTCCACTATATTGGAACAACAAATTTCACAAACGCGATTTGATAGAACTTGCCACTGCGCTTGAAACTACCCAAGCAATCCTTGACGACAGCGGCAAGCCAGCATCCTTTACGAAACTTATCGAGCACTTTGCCTCCGCTTTCAACCTGCCTATTACCACCAAATTTGCCTTTAATGAGCGTGATTATATTCGCAATGTAAGGCGCAACTCGGCTGAGTTTATCCAATATCTCAACAAAGCATTATCTAAAAAATGACAAAGTAGGACCATTGATATATAGAGTGTTACAGATTATTTTACGGGGACTCTAGGCAAGACTCCCTGCACTTTCTGTTTTTATTGTTCGGAATTTTGTTCCGGGAATAAAACAGCGATGCTATGAAGTATATTGATATCCTCAATAAGATTCAGACGGAGTTGCTGTCGTTGCAAAGTAGCCTGAATGAACTCCGTTGTCTGGATGGTTCTTCTACTTGTGATGTCTACATCACGCGGCAGGAGGCCGCCGATATGTTGGGCAAGGGCCTTCGGCAACTTGATAGGGACTGTATCAAGTACAACATCGAGCGCAAGAGGTGTAATAACGGCATTCGTATCAGCAAGCGCGATATCATGCGACATATGGGGTACGCCCTGGGGCCGGGTGAATCTTCCGTGGAATCCGTGACGGGTGATAATGCCACAGAATTCGACCGTATACTGCGCCAGTATAACCGGTTGAAGCGATGAACTATCTGACGGAAATAAAACTCTTCTACGATTGGTTGGAGGCCAATCCGCTTCCAGCCTCGGCCATTTCGTTGTGGCATGCTCTGATGTCCATTTCCAATCGAAGTGGCTGGCGTCCGGCCATAAAAGTTCCCTATTCTCTTTTGGAACTTCGCACCGGATTGTCTCGCACCACAATTTACCGTGAGAGGGAGCGGTTGCGCAAAATGGGGCGTATAGCCTTTCGGTCGTACGGAGGCAATACTTGCTGTACCTATCGGCTCATTGCATTGGAGAGTCCTCATGTATTTCAAATTGAAACGGATTCTGCAACACAATCTGCAACACAGTTTGCAATACAATGTGAAACACAGGAGGGTACAAATGGGGATTTTGTGTTGCAGACTGCGTTTCAAAATGAACACATATATAAACTAAACAGAGATATTATAAAAGAAAAAATCAAGAAAAAAGAAAAGCTGACGTCTACATCGCAAGAGAGAAAAAGTTGCGCCAAAAAGAGAGAAGTCCAACGATTCAATCAGGGGCAGTTCCTGGATTCTCTTGATGAGCCGTGGCGTGCAGTGCTGGCGACCTGGTTTGAATACAAGCGACTGCGGCATGAGAGCTATCGCAGTGAGATGGGCGCAAAAAAATGTCTCTCCCTGCTTCGTCGGCTCTCGGAGGATGATGCCGTTCTTGCAGCCGCCATTGTCGATCAAAGTATGGCGAATAACTGGGCCGGATTGTTCTCGTTGCGTCATACGACACAACAATGCGGCCGACAATACGGACAACGTATCGGGCAGATTATGCAGAGCAAGGATGAGCAACGGCGACAACATTACATCGACAAACTGCGAGATGCAGGCAAAACGGATACTGAAACCAATCGATAGATATTATGGCAAACAACATTACTCAACTGATTTCGCAGATGACCCGCGAGGGCGTGCTCGATCATCGCGAAATATGGTCGTGGTCTTGGGGAGACAGGGCGACCTGCAATCAACTTTTTCGGGCAATTTTCCGCTCCGTGGACTCCACTTTTGAGCAATATCACCATTTGCCCGAATATGAAGATATTATTGCGTGGATGATCTCTACGCAGGATAAAGGCCTGCTTCTGATGGGCGATTGCGGACGGGGCAAGAGCGTAATTCTGAACGGGGTTCTCCCGGTACTGTTCCGTATGAAGAACCGCGTATTGCAGCCCGTCCATGCGCAGGATATGGGCAGGGAGATTCCCGATCAGCAAACGTTTCGCAGCCACCGGCCGTGGCTTTACATTGATCGGCTGTTGCATTCATCGTTCCCGGCCATCGATGAGTTGGGTGTCGAGCCGATGCTCAATGATTATGGCGAACGATATGAGGGTTTCAATCTGGTGCTTAATGCGGCCGAGCGCTATCATCGTCCGGTCTTTATCACTACGAACCTCTGTGAAGAACAGATTTACAACCGCTATGGCGAGCGCACGATGGATCGCCTGGCGCATCTGTGTCGAAGTGTCCATTTCAGCGGCGAGAGCCTGCGTAAATGATCAGTATGTTATGAATGAGATATCCATCCAAATCGTGTCCCTCTGCTACAATTATGCGCAGAGCCGATTCCAGACCATCATTCCGCCATCCACGGATACACCATTGGGCTATGAACTTATCGCGGAGCAGATTGACAGGCGTGATGCCGAGATTTTCCTGCAACGTCTGCACCGCAAGTATGTGCGCGGCCGAAAGAGCGGACGCTATCCTGCGGCAAGTATTGTTCGCCTGGAGCTACAACTGTTCATCGAACTGAAGGACTATAAACAACGCCTGGTATGAAAGAGTATCGAGTAATCTTCTGCTTGACCAATGGCAAGCGCAAATATGCCACACACAATGGCGAGATCCTGTTATGGGATGACTACGATCTACTTGCCCTGCGCCGTAACCTTCTGGATTATGAGCAGTTCGCTTTTACGGACGACTTTGCCTATTTCGATTTTTCGGCAGAGGCATTGCGAGAGCGTTTCCCCGAAGCTGGAATTCTGCGGGTGAAAGGCTTCCGCACGGAAGATCCGTCATTACCTGTTAACCACGATATAATACGCTGATGCCACGTTTGAAACGAAACACACCACGGCCGTGGCTTCCCCTGCGAAAGCCTTATGAGGGATATCGCCATCACAATACGTCCTTCTATCAATCTGTAGCATGGCGGAAGCTACGTCTTGTGCAGTTGCAGAAACACCCGCTTTGCGAGGAGTGTCTGCGTCAGGGACGTCACACCCCGGCACAGATGGTCGACCACATCATTCCGATCAATAAGGGCGGAGCTCCGCTGGATATTGAGAATCTGCAATCGTTATGCAACAGATGTCACAGCCGTAAATCGGCACGGGATAAATAGTTATTAACCATTAAATTGTATTGCCTATGAAGTAAATCTTTCCGGAAGAGTGCGGGTGGTGGTTTGCAATCAGTCCTTAATGGCATGTGGCATCTGCATTCCTCCCATTTTTACATCAGGCAAAGAAGATGAGAACAACGCTATCGTTAAATCAAATCATCGAAGAGTGGATCGCCTCGCTCGATGGTCTTCCTTCAACGCAGACCGACTATCGCCGTAAAATACGGCTGTGGTTCCGGTGGCTTGTTGCGCAGGGTAAGGATCCCCGGGAGCCGAGACGTGATGATGTCCTCGCTTTCAGGCAACAGTTGCTTTATGAGGGCAAGAGCCGTTACACGTATTTCAGCTACATCACAGTCGTGCGGCTCTTCTATCGCTACTGTGCCAGGCGGCATTATTGCGAAGATATCGGAGAGGGCATTCGTTCAAGCATCCGTTCGCGCGAACACTACAAGTACCCGCTCTCGGCATTTCAGGCGCAACAACTCCTGGAGAGCATCTCCACGGAGAGTATCGTGGGCAAGCGCGACAAACTCATCATCGCACTGATGCTCCTGAATGGCTTGCGGTCGTGCGAGGTGTGCCGGATCAATATTGAAGACGTTGCACGTGACGGAGATCGCACATTGCTTCGCATACAGCGCAAAGGTCACCTTGACAAACATGATGTGGTGGCACTCCCCGAATTCACCGCAACACTCTATGAGGAGTATCTTGCCGAACGGGATTTTCGATGGGGAGATGCTTTGATTGTCAATCACTGCAAAGGTCGGAGTTCAACACGTCTTACTACGCAGTCCATCTCGCACCTGGTAAAGCAACGTTTGCGAGCCATTGGCATTAATGATCCGAAGATAACGGCCCATTCGCTTCGTCATACTTGCGGAAGCCTGCTCGTTGAGAGCGGCATGGATATCGAGCTTATCAGGGATCTGCTCGGACATACCTCCTCGGCAACTACACGCATCTATATCGATATGGCGCAGAAACGTCGTCTGCTGGATCAGAACCCCAGCCGGATAATCGAAGCAATGGTAACCAAAACCCCGGAAACATTAAAGAGTTGATAACCAGTTTAATGAAGGTGTGATTAATTGCAGTGTTAAGGATTTGAATGACAAAGTGTTTGAATTTTGGGAATGACCCGCCAAAATCGCCGTAACTCTTTGATAAAGCATCGCGGAAATGGTGCAGTTAACTACACATCGTGTATGGGGATAGGGGGTCATATTCCTTCACACCCTGCCAAACCCAATCGCGCCCCAAGTCGAGAAGACGCGCGTGCAAAATTGATAAAAAAGAAAACCGCCCGAAGGCGGAAACAATTAATGTTTTTTACTACGTCGTCATCACATCTTGGCTTGGTCGTATGCCGCATCCAAGATACGCCATACAATTCAACCCAAAATAATGATAGCGATTTCGATTAATAAACTCTCTATCATATTGTTTGAATTTAATTGTTTTATCGGAATATGCCGACGTGTTGCAAAGGAAGATATTTTTTATGAAAGGACGCAAGAAAATACCTGATGCCTTGAAAACCCTGCGGGGAACAGACCAGCCGTGCCGGATGAGTAACAGCGTGGCGATTCCACCGACCACTGCGGTTGTGGCTCTGCCACGTACAGGGTTAAAGGGCACCGCGAAGAAGATATTTGCCGTTGTTGCCACGGAGCTTATCCACAAAGGCCTGCTGGATGTTACAGGTGTGGATTTGGTCGTGGCGTATGCCCGCGAGATGGCGTTGTATCACGACTTGATGCGCGATGTCGAGCGCGAGGGTGCAACCGTCGAGGTAGAGACCAAGAACGGCTTGGCAACCATCATCAATCCCAAACGCAAGATTGCCGAGGGTGCATTGGCGGCTGCACGGTCGCTTGCTGCGGAATTCGGAATGACTCCATCGAGTCGTAATCGTGTCGTAGCACTTCTCGCGAACAACACCTCCAAGAATGACTTTGCGGAATTTGAAGAGATAACAGTGACAGGAGATGAGTAAAGAGAAGCAGAAACTACATCTGGCCGAGGAGTACGCCCGGAGGGTACGTTCAGGAGAGATTCTGGCGTGTGAGTATGTTCGTTTGGCTGTCGGTCGATATTACCGCGACCTGGATATGGCTCTCGATAGAGGTTGGTTTTTTGATCGTAGAGAAGCGATTCGTGCCATCCACTTCATCGAATGCCTGAAGCATACCAAAGGCAAGTGGGCCGGTAGCCGTTTTCGTCTTGAACCGTGGCAACAATTTGTGGTGTGGAATATTTTTGGCTGGAAACATGCCGATGGGACACGTCGTTTCCGTTACACCTACATTGAGATTGCCCGCAAGAACGGCAAGACCGCTCTTGCGGCAGGCATCGCCCTCTATATGCTCTTTGCCGATGGGGAGTCGCGTCCGGAGGTCTATTCCGCTGCGACGATCAAAGACCAGGCGAAGATCTGCTTCTCGGATGCCGTGGCTATTGTCAAGGCTACCGATTTGAAGAACTACCTCACACCTTTTCGCAACTCGATCGTCTACGACCTGAAAGGAGGCACGATGAAACCGCTCTCTTCGGATTACGGCACGCACGATGGCTTGAATCCGAGTTGTGCCATTATCGATGAGTTCCATGCACATAAGGATTCGGGAATGTTCGATGTCCTCAAGTCTGCTTTTGGAGCTCGCCGCCAGCCGTTGATGTTTATCATTACCACGGCAGGTTTCAACAAAGCGGGGGCTTGCTATGCCTATCGGGATAATGTCATCAAGGTGTTGCGTGGAGTGAACGAGGACGACTCGCTCTTCGGTATCATCTATACCCAGGACTCAAAAGAGGAGTGGGACGACCCGAAGATGTGGAGCAAGTCCAATCCCAATCTCGGGGTGTCGCTCTCTTCAGACTACCTTGCCGATCAGGTCAAGGATGCGAAGAATCGCCCCGAAGCCGTACGCAATGTGCAGACCAAGAACTTCAACCTGTGGGTAGATGCCGAGCGGACATGGATTCTGGACGAGAAGTGGATGGAATGCATCGGCACGACTCCTCGCGAGGAGTTGAAGGGCTGTGCCTGCTGGGGAGGCCTCGACCTCTCGAACGTCTCGGACATTACGGCTTACGTTCTGTTGTTTTACGAAAACGACCACTTCCAGCTGTTGCCATACTTTTGGATTCCGGAGGAGAAGATGCAGGAGAAGATCCGCAAGGAGAACATCAACTATGAGCGATGGGTGGCCGAGGGATACGTCACTGTTACACCGGGGAATGTCATCGACTACGATTTTGTCAAGGCGGATATCCTGCGTATTGTTGCGGACTACGATTTGCAGGCTTCAGCGTATGACCGATGGAACTCCTCGCAGACAATTATCGATCTGCAGAACGAAGGTATGGTGTGTAACCCGTTCGGGCAGGGTTACGGCTCAATGTCTGCTCCCACAAAAGAGTTTGAGAAGATGGTTCTCACGGGGAAGATCGAACATTTCGGCAATCCGGTGTTGCGATGGATGCTCGCTTCGACCGTAGTGATGACCGATCCGGCCGGCAATATCAAACCCGACAAGGCCAAGTCAATGCAGAAGATCGATGGTATCGTAGCTTCGATTATGGCTTTGGGGGAGTGGATGACAGCTCAGGCTTCCGAAGACGAAAATCCCTATAATCAACGCGGGTTGTTGCAACTATGAGTCGTCGAAGGAGAAATACTGCACACCAGCTGGCTCTGCGGGCCGATATGGAGCAACGGCTTGAAAGTCTTGCTCCTCTCTCGTCGGAACACCGAGAGCTGCTCTCTACCGATGGTTTTATCCGGTATTATCGCCGAATGTGTGATCTCTATCCAACGCAGGTCGAGGCGTATGAACGTTTAGAAGAGTACTATCAAAACATCTTCGGCTCACGCCGCTATGCCGATATCCGTTCCCTGCACCTGGCCATAAGTCGATATAAAAATAAAAAATAAATACTTATACTGTATTGATTTGCGTTAAATTCTAAAAGCATGTAAAATAAAGCAATAAAAAAAAGATACTACAAAATATATTTTTCAATAAAATAGTATTATCTTTGTAATGTTAAATTGAGTTAAAAAGCGTAAACTATGGCAAAACCTATTAAAGAAACTCCTGTCCTGACTGGAGATGATGCAGTTCGTTTTGAGCAAGCTGCACATGAGGTTATGCCTGCTTCTCAACAAGAAAAAGAAAAAGCACAGCAGGCGTATGAGTTTTTTGCCTCAATTGCAACATTCGCTATGTAATGAAGCTACAATTTAGAAGACTTAATTCCGAGGATGTAATAAAACCGTTCGATTGCGAGGATGCAGATCTGAACGGTTTTTTGTTGGAGACCGACAAAATGGTAGCTAATGCCCGTCAGCATACATCGGAATTATTGGCAGTTACATATTTGATTGAGGATTTGGACGCGGATCGCACGATTGCATATTTTAGTCTTCTGAATGATAAGATAGAGCGTGAAATCACTGACGATCGAGAATGGAAAAGATTGTCTCGGGAGATACCCTATATTAAGCGTCGTCGTTCTCATCCAGCGGTAAAGTTGGGGCGATTAGCTGTTTCCAAAGAATATAAAGGTCAAAAGTGGGGCAACCGTATATTGTTATTTATTAAACGGTGGTTTACGAATGATAATAAAACAGGTTGCCGTTATATCACTGTCGATGCACTGCGTTCAGCTCAAGCCTTTTATGAGAAGAATGAATTTAAGGTTTTAGTCACACCTCAAGAGAACGATGAAACAGTGCTAATGTACTACGACTTGAAGCAATTCGTACATAAGTGAGCATCGCCATCGCATATTAGGAGTTTCAATCCATTGTGGGTTGAAACTTTTTTTATAACCGAACATTGTTCATCTATCGAAGCCAGTAGTCGCTTTATGTTTGCATCGTACATAGATGCAAATAACGGTGTCAAGCTGGCTTTCATATCTCTTCTCTCGCACGCGCTCCGCCAGGAGCCGGAGGGAGAGCCGCGTATCGTCTTCAGAGTTTGAACAGGCGGTCAATGCGGCTCTCCTCTCCGACACCGTTTCCGACAATACGGCGCAACGTTACATATCCGAGGAGGGCTCGCTCAATCTTTCGGCCGTGTGGGCTTGTGTGCGCATCCTTTCCGAAACCGTGGGAACATTGCCCGTTCATCTCTACCAACGTACGTCACAAGGTCGCGAGAAGGCGTATTCACATCCCGCTCATCTTCTGCTTCAGCGTCCCAATTCGTATACCGGTCGTTTCGCATTGATGCACCATCTGATGGTGTCGTGTACATTGTGGGGCAATGGGTATGCTCGCATCTATCGCGATAAATTCTACCGTCCCGTGCGCCTGCAACTACAGCACCCGGCCGAGATCGAGCCTCTTCTGAGTGCCGATGATGTGCTTTATTACCGCACTTCTTCGGGAGAAATGCTCTCTTCGGATGATGTTATCCACCTGCGGGGACTCTCGACCAACGGCTATAAAGGTAAGAGCCCCATTGCCGTACATCGTGACAACCTCTATCTTTCGCAGGCAGCGCAGGAGTACGGTGAACGCTTCTTCAATCAGGGAGGCAATATGTCGGGCGTGTTCAAGTACCCTTCGACCTTAAAACCGGAAGCATACCACCGACTCAAGCGCGACCTCATAGCCCAAAGCTCGGGACTGCACAATTCGCATGTCCCGTTGCTCCTGGAGGGAGGTATGACCTATGAGCGGATCTCCATTCCACCCGAAGATGCGCAGTTCATTGCTACGCGCAAGTTTCAGAAGACCGAGATCGCTACCATCTATGGAGTGCCACCGCATATGATTGCCGATCTGGAGCGCGCTACGAACAACAACATCGAGCATCAGGGAATGGAATTCGTCCAATACTGCCTGATGCCCTATCTTGTACGTCTGGAGGAGGAGTTCAACCGCAAGTTGTTGCGCGAAGATGAAGCCGGGTCGTTTTATTTCCTCTTTGGCTTGAACGGTCTGTTGCGGGGAGATGCCAAAACACGGTCGGAGTTCTACAAAAACATGAATATGGTGGGTGCGATGTCTGCCAATGAGATCCGCTCGCTTGAAGATATGAATACCTACGATGGAGGTGATGAGTACTTTGTGCAGGCGAATATGCAGCCGGTGCGCACGGCATTGGCATTATCCTCCGGAGAGCAGAATCAAGGAAAAACAGATACCGATAATGACACAGATAAAGGAAATAAGGCCGAATGAGCCTGTGGAGGTGCGTTGTGCACTCTCTGATGTGCGCATCGAGCAACGCAGTGAACCGGTTGCCGGCCGAACGATTGTCGGCTATGCCGTCAAGTTTGAGTGCTGGAGTGAGCCGATTATGGGGTGGTTCCGAGAGCGTATAGCACGTGAGGCCTTTTCGGGATGTGATATCAGCGATGTGGTGATGTGTTACAATCACAATGCAGAGAGTATCCTGGCCCGCACCTCCAGCGGTACACTCACCCTCTCTACGGATGAGGTAGGCCTGCGGTTCTCGTTTGAAGCTCCCAACACCTCTCTGGGCAATGATATGGTGGAGTTGGTGCAACGTGGTGACATTGCCAGATGCTCCTTCAAATTTACGGTCGATGCGGATGAGTGGCGATACGCAGACAAGGAGAATGGGCTGGAATATGATGAACGGACAGTGCGCCATATCTCCAAACTTTACGATGTATCGCTTGTAGTCTATCCGGCCTATCTCGATACGGAGGCGAGTCTTCGTCACCTTGAGGAGCGTAAGGCCCAATGGCAACGTTGTGCGTCCTCCGCGAAGTACGATTCTGTAAGCCGCGAACGGCTGACCATGCAACTTAAACTCAAAAACTGAAATATGGGAAAACTCAAACAACTCAAGGAACAGCGCGCCACAATCTTTTCGCAGATTGATGAGTTGCGCAAGGCAACCGATGGCCGGGAGATGAACGCAGAGGAGCGTCAGAGGTGGGATGCCCTTATTGCGGACTATGATCGTGCGGACCAGGCTGTCGAGACGGAAGAGCGGTTCGTCGATATCGAACGCAGACAGGTCGAAGCACACCATCATCGTGTTCAGGGTACAACCAATGATCAGAAAGAGGCAGAGTATCGGTCGGCTTTCACTGACTACCTGTTGCACGGTGTGACGGGTATCTCGGCAGAGAGTCGTACTGCCATTGAAGCTCGAGCCGGGATCTCCGGACTCTCGGGCGGTGTCATTATTCCCCGGAGCCTGGCCTCTTCCATTGAGGTTGCCCTGAAAAGCTATGGAGGTATGTTCGAAGCCGGCCAGATCTTCACGACCTCCAAGGGTGATGACCTGACCCTGCCGACCATTGATGACACGTCTGCCAAGGCGACCATCGTTGCCGAGTACCAGCAGTCTACGAAACGTGCGCCCTCCTTTGGTTCGGTACTCTTGAAGGCTCACACCTACCGCACGCCAATCATCCCGGTATCGTTGGAGTTGCTACAAGACTCCGCCTTTGATCTGGACTCGCTTCTCAGCGGTCTTCTTGCCGAGTCATTCGGGCGTGGTATCAACGAGCATCTGACCACCGGGTCCGGCTCATCGCAACCCAAGGGAATCGTCACGGCCGCCACGGAGTGTACAACAAAAGCCGCCGCAACCTCCATCACGCTCGACAACCTTATCGACCTTATTCGGTCGGTGGATGCGGCATATGCGCAAAAAGGGAAATTCATGCTCAACCGCAATACGCTGTGGGAACTCGCAAAAGTCAAGGATAACAACGGCAACTACATCTGGCAGGAAGGAGCCAGGGAGGGAACACCGGCCATGCTGTTCGGCAAGAGTTACATCCTGAACGATGATGTGGCCGACATCGGAGCAGGTGCCGCCTCGGTACTCTTCGGAGACTTTTCGAAGTACAAGATTCGTATGGTGCAGAACTTCAAGGTTGTGCGGCTGAATGAGTTGCTGGCGGAATACCTCTCCATCGGGCTGTTTGGGTTTGCCCGCGTAGACGGCACCTTACTCGATGCGGGTACACATCCTGTCAAAAAACTTATTCACGCTACGGCCTAATCAGCGGAGTTATGTCAGTTCCCGTGTCATTGGAACTTGCCAAGGCGCACCTGCGCATCGGAGACGATGAGTCGATGGATCGGCTTGTCGAGGAGTATCTGGAGATGGCTTTCGCCATAGCCGAGGATTATACGAATCGGAAACTCACGCAGGAGTTTTCTGCTGAAAGTCTCCCTGCTTCCATCCGAGCGGCCGTTCTTCTGACATTGGGAACTCTTTTCGATAATGAGAGCGATGTGCTGGTAGGACGTTCTGCAACCACGTTGCCGCTTACGGCCGAGAAACTGTTGCAACCCTGGCGTGTACACCCTTATTCCTCGGATAAAGATGTTTGATACGCGCATTGAAATACTGGAATATCGTCAGATGCGCGATGAATACAACGATCGCACTCAGGAGCTGATGCGTGTCACCGTATGCTATGCACAGAGGACAGAATCCGGAGGCCGTGAGAACCTTTATGCCGGCCGTATAGTGCATGAGAACGAGGTGGTCTACACCATTCGTTATCGGGAGGGCTTGCGTGCGGGTATGATTGTAAACGATGGAGGAGCACAACATCGGATAACATCCATACACGCGGAGGGTCGTCGTTGGCGGTTGCATCTGAAAACAACGAAGAGTGATGCTGAAAGTTAAGGTCGAGGGTTATGCCGAAGCCAAACGTATTCTGGACGAACTGCCCAATACAATGCAGAAAAGCATGTTGTTGGCGGCTTTGCGAACCTCTGCACGACCGATGCTTCAGACGGCCAAAAACAGAGTTCCAGTGCGTAGCGGCAGGTTGCGCAAGCAACTACGCATCGTACGTTTCAAGGACAGAACAGCCCCCAAATCAGAAGTAGATATTGCCGTAAAACCAGTATTTGAGCGCACAAAAAAGAAGGGTGCGGTAAATCAGTACTACGGCAAATTCATCCACGAAGGAACTGCAGATCCCCGCATACCCCGCAAGAAAGGGAAGCATCTGCTGGTCTTCACTAACGAGCAGGGTGAGAAGGTCTTTGTCCGAAGTGTGAAAGGCATCAAACCCACACCTTACCTGGAGCAGGCCTATACGGCGAACTCACAACGTCTGATTGTTTCGTTTGGCGATAACCTCGCACGAGCAGTCGAGAAGTTTATCAATAAGAACTTCCAACGGGTTGTCAAATGACGGATTTCAAAATCGAAATACTCCCCTTGTTGGAGCCGGCTCTACCGGAGATGGAACAACGCATCCAGGCCGGAGCGGTGGATGAACGTACAGCCACGCCTTTTGCCGTCTATACCGTGCCGGAGGAGACACCCGTGCGTACGCTATCGGGGATTGCGGGTTATGTAACTACATTTGAAATTACCTTCTACGACAATCGTTACGCTTCGGTTGAGCAGTTGCGACATCGTGCCATTGCAGCACTGGAAGGCACGAAGATAGATGGCAAATATTGTCGCTATAAGTCCAGCAGTACGGAGTATTTCCCCGACTGCGATTTACACAGTGTAACGCTCCTTTTCAGAATTGTATAAACCAATAAAAACAATAGAATTATGCCGGAATCTACATCCAAACGGGTAGTACAGGGAGAGGATATCATTATCCTCATTGACGATAAGCCTACGCTGCACGCCACAACTCATTCGTTGAAAGTCGATCTTGAGCTCAAAGATCTCCGTACCAAGGATACCAAGGGTAAGGAAAAGTACCCTGGCGACATCACCTGGTCAGTAGACGGGGATGGGTTGGTGGTCATCGACCCTACAATCGCTACATCGCACACATCGGAGGATGTCCTTGCGCTGGTGCTCGCCAAGAAACTCGTCAAGGTCGTGCTCAAATCGCCTGTATCGGGCCTGACGAAGACCTACTCGGGAGAGGGATATATCACCTCTTTTTCTCTCTCAACCCCCGCTGGGGACAATTCGACCTACAACTTCTCACTCTCGGGCAGCGGGGATCTGACTCCGGCCACCAATAACGAACAGGAATGAAAGAGATCCTTATCAAAGGTGTTGCAACACCTGTCAATTTCTCGTTGCGGGTGATTAACAATTTCGCTCGCAAACATGGTATGGAGTTCCAGTCCGCAATGGAGGGCGGAAACAATATGGGGTTTGCCTTGCTCGATCATCTGGCTTCGCTTACAATGGAGGCCTTGAACGAGGGCGCACGCCGTTCTGGACTCACCACGCGATATACGGAAGATGAGGTTTGGGATATGCTGGATGATGAACCCGCGCTCATCCCGAGACTCTATGAGCTCTTTGCGGAGAGCATAACCCCCTTAACCGACCGATTGGGAGATATTCTCCCGGCGGAACAGTGAAGAGGTGAAGAGTCCCATCCTGCGACCTATGAGCGATGGTACGCCATAGGAGTCGGACAAATGGGACTGCATCCCGATGTATTCGAATCCTTGACACCGGCTGAGTTTTCATATGCCTGGTTGGGCTGGGCCAAACGGGAACGCGATCGCGAGCGTCAGGACTGGGAGCGAGAGCGGTGGTCGGTGTGGGTACTGACGAGTATCCAGCTGGAGCGCAAAGACCGGAAACCGATGGTGGAGATGTTCCCGATGCCATGGGATAATGTTCCCTCCAACAATATGATGACTCTTGAAGAGCGGCAGAAACGAGTAAAGCAGATGATGCAATGTGTGAAAAAATAATCCTTATTCTTGCGATTGTTCTAATGTCCGGGTGTTCGCCCCTACGTAATGTGCAGACGCACCAGCATACAGCAATGGAAATCTCGGACTCGACTCTTGTGCGTCTTATCCATGAGCAGATGGAACATATGACGGCAACGCTCCATCAGACGATCATCGAGTATTCGGACTTTCCACGACCGCAGTTGCCGACCACCGATACGCTTGTTGCCAAAGACCTGATGTCCGAAGTGTCGGTGTCGCATCCGACCCCGAAGCGCATTATTCACACCAAGATTGAAACTGCTCTTGATCGAACGACCCATACGGACAGCATTTCGCGAAGCCGTATCAATACAGCAGCGCGCAGCGAGGAGCAGTCGCAAGTCGATGAGAGCCCCAACACTGCAGGGATGCTTTGGCTCAAGTGGCTTGCAGTTTCACTTGTGGCGTTGTTGCTGTTACTGTTAATCCTGAAATTGAAGTTTTAGATGAAGACTCCCATATCTTACTATGGAGGGAAGCAGACTCTCCTGAAGCATATTCTGCCGCTTATTCCCGACCACTCGTTATATACCGAGGCCTTTTGTGGCGGATGTGCCGTGCTCTTTGCCAAGCCTCCGGCAGACTGTGAGGTGATCAATGACACCAACACCGAGTTGGTGAATTTTTACCGTGTGGCGCAACAGAAGTATGCGGCACTCAAAGAGATGATCGATTCTACGCTTCATAGCCGCGAAATCCATACACACGCCAAACACATCAATCAACATCCGATGTTCTTCACGCCCGTGGAACGGGCCTGGGCCGTATGGGTATGTTCGAAGTTGGGTTTTGCAAGTATGCTTGACGGTACATTCGGATACGACCGAACCGGCACGACCTCACAGAAATTGCGCAATGCCAAAGATGCCTTTACCGAGGAGTTGTGTTCGCGCCTGGAGAATGTGACCGTTGAATGCGAGGATGGCACGAATCTTATCCGCCGTTATGATTGCGATCGGGCATTCCATTTTGTCGATCCTCCCTATGTGGGAAGTGATTGCGGGCATTACAATGGCACGTTCAACGAGGAGGATTTTCAACACTTGCTCGACACGCTTGCAAAGGTCAAGGGAAAGTTTATGCTGACGATGTTCCCTCATCGGCTCATTGAGCAGTATGTCCGGGAATACGGTTGGCATATCCACCGTATCGAGCGAACCATTACTGCATCGAAAGTCTCGCGTCGCCGTCAGGAGGAGTGGATAACAACAAACTATTGACACTATGGCCACAAAGATGACTCATACATCACTCTTCAGTGGTATAGGTGGCTTTGAAGTCGCTGCCGATTGGGCAGGCTTTGAGAATCTATTCAATTGTGAGATTGATCCATTCTGCCGTGCGGTACTTCACTACCATTACCCCAATGCCATACAATATGTTGATATCAGAAATACAGACTTTATTCCTTGGAGAGGACGCATCGATGTCCTCACCGGAGGTTTCCCTTGCCAGCCATTCAGCATTGCAGGCAAGAGAAAAGGGACGGAAGATAACCGATATCTCTGGCCGCAAATGCTTAGAGCAATACATGAGATACGTCCCGGCTGGGTCGTGGGCGAGAATGTTCTCGGAATTGTTAATTGGTCGCAAGGACTGGTATTCGAGCAGGTGTGTGCTGATTTGGAAATTGAAGGCTACGAAGTACAACCGTATATACTTCCAGCTTGCGGTGTCGACGCACCGCATCAACGATACCGAACCTGGTTTGTTGCACACCTCTGTAGCAATACAAAACGGGAAGGAGATAGAGGATCTCACCAAACCGGGGTCTCGCAAAGTATTATTGCCGACTCCGACAACGTGCGATGCACAGAACTCATCGATACCGCCTTCACAAATCAGGCGCAACAATCTTGCAGGGGCGTATCTACGGGGAATGTTGCCGACACCGACGGCAAGCGATGCAACAATGGGCAGCATAATAGGAGTAAACGACCGCTACATAGTCAATGTGTCGGGACTTCTGAGGAAAATCAGCGGCCGAGGGACAGAAGGAGGTGTAAGTTTGGGTCGATTGAGTGCAATGGATTTACTTCCAGCCCCTCGGGAACAGGAAACAGCGAATTGTCATATGCTCGGGAACAACGACGACTCGACAACTCATATCAAATGTTACACACCATACCAGACTGGGACAATTTCCCGACTCAATCCCCTGTATGTAGAGGAGATGATGGGTTTTCCGAATGGTTGGATCCTGCGGCCGTTTTTAAAGGTTGCACCGGGCGCAAGCATCGAGGAGATGTAGCCGTGCGTTGGCGCACGCAGGCGATCAAATGCTACGGCAATGCCATTGTCCCGCAGGTCTTCTATCGCATCATATCAACTATCCGGAAAATAGAGAGATTGGAAAAGTCCGATAACTTTGCCTATGATCTGTAAATGATTGCCAATAAGGGGAATAAGTAGCGTATTAACTTGCGTGTCTCAAAAGGAGGTGTTATGTTTGTGGCACATCAAATGATTAAAGCATAGTGAGTTATGAAAATTACGATTACCAAATCCGGTACTTATACAATCAGTGGAATAACTCCGCATCAATTACAAGCAATGGAGGCGATACTCGGGGTAGCTAATGAGCGTTGTTTCGATGAGCCGGAAGACGATGGTTGCTATTATAGTAACGATGATTTCGTGTGCTGTCTTTATGAAGAAGAGCGTACGGCTTTGAAGCAGATCTGTGATATATTCGATAACAATATAGGTTGCTGGAAGTAAAATGCATTTAGAGATGGTGACGCATATACATCACAAGATCGACCGCCTTGAGGCCGAGTTCGAAAGGAATCGTGAGGAGATGACCTCCCTGCGTGCCAGGATGCAAAGTTGCACAACACGTTATGATGAACTTCTTGCGGCCAACAAAAGGATTAATGATGAGATTCGCGCCGCGCTTGCGGAGCTATGGAAATGTGAAGACAGAAACCAATAACATATGGCAAAGAGCGAAAACATTAAGATTGGTGACCGCATCCGGATCATCCATCTTGAAGGTGAGGACGACCGCTATGATGGTCGTGAGGGAGTCGTTGAGATGATCGATTCCCTCGGACAACTGCACGGGACATGGGGCGGGCTGGCAGTCATTCCCGAAGCAGACTCCTGGGTACGGATAGGGTGATATTTGTTGTTCCCTCCCGCAACCGAGACTGGCAACAGGTCTCGGTTTTTTTATAGGTGAACAGTGTTCGTCTGTCAGTAGGCCATGAACAGCTACTTTTACCTCCAAACGGAGATGTATGGCAGACTTTGGCTTGAAATACTATGCCGAGATGCGAAGCAAGCATTTCGGGGTGCTGTGGCGCGTAGAGATTGCCGAGCGTGGCTATACGGCATCTGCTGAGGAGATGACATTCGATGGTGATGATCCGTTGAAGATCACCTGGGAGAAACGGGGAGATGAGTTCTATGCCCCGATCAAGGCTTCGGAGGCAAGTATCAATATTCTCTGCACACAGAATTTTCACTATCTCTCATTGTTTACTTCCGATCCGCGGCAATTTCGTGTATCGGTCTATCGTGGTGGCGCACTCTATTGGCGAGGCTTCGTCACTGCCGATCTCTATTCGGAGAGTTTTACAGCCCCTCCCTATACGGTTACGATCAAGGCAGTCGATGGTTTCAATCTCCTGTCAAGTTATCTCTTCTACGATCTGATGACGATCGGTGTATCGGGCCGGAAATCGTTGTTTGAGTTGATGTCTCGTAGCCTGGAGCTGATGGAGTTGGATATGCCAATCTCGGATTGGCTCGATCTTTATGCCGATGGCATGAACGAAAGCCTTTCCCCGCTCACGCAGACCTACATCGACCTGGAAAGACTCTACTATGTCTATGAGAAGCCGACCTACCGCGATATTCTGGAACTCTGTCTTTTGCCATTTGCCGGACAAATTTTCCAGTCGAGTGGTGCGTTGCATATTCGCCGGGCCATATCATTATACCAAACCTCCCGGCCCGTCACATTCTTTGAGATCGGCTCTGAACTGCCTCAGGGTATCATTGCCACAGACAACGAGGCAACGCGTCTTGTCGCTGAGCCGAGTGTTGCCGTAGTTACCTCCGCAGGGCGTGATATCATGGAAAATATGTGGAGTCGCGGCATCTATGTTATGGGTGAGAGCACGCTTGATATTGTCCCTGCATTGCGCAGAATCACGGTCGATGTCAAAAACAAATCGCTCGACAACATTGCCGGCCGCCTGGGGTTCTTCGATAAGGAGATGTGGAATGATCCTTATGGATTCCTGGACTTCACCGAAAGCGGTGACAGTTTGTGTTTCTGCGGAGATGATGCCCACCAGGGCGAGAGTATCTATACGGCAGGACGGGAGGTCCGGCAGTGCAATTATCCCATAGCATGGGAGTTCTCCATCAAGACCTATCATCGCCAATGGAGCTGGGGTATTTACTCACCGCCCTCGGAGAACTATTCCGTAAGCGTACACTATGGTGTGCGCCTTGTAGCCGCTGGCGCAATCTATTATCTTACGGAATCGGGAGCCTGGTCAAGCGCAGAAACGGATATCGTGTCGGAGGTCAAAACCGGAGCCGAACAGAACATCAAAATCGAAATTGCCGGAATTCCCAAGGACGGCACCTGGCAGTTCTACTTCCGACAAACACTCATCGGAAAGATCAACTACTCGGATAGCGATCGTATCGGCTCTACCTCGGGACATATGGAGAATGCCACCTTCTCGGCAATGAATATAACGATTGATGCCGGAGAGGTCTATGATAAAGGCTTGCATCTGGAGAGTCTTATAAATCCGGCCAACAATGTGGAGATGAATATCACGCTCCCGGTAAGCGACATCCCGGATGTACCGAATGATCATTTGCTTTATGCGCTCTATTTTATTGATGCTGACGGTAACCCTACACGCTTGTGGCATACGAAGGGTCGGAACGACTACGATACGCTTGTCGGCCATATTGTTCAGGGCGCGTTACGCTACAAACAACTGCCGAGCAAGCGACTCGCCGGTGATGTCTTTACCTCGGCACATCTTGATATGAATACCGTATTATGCGATGACAAATATCTGAAGGTGGCCTATTCGGTAAATTCCATTGAATTATCGGCAGTTGAAGATATGAGTAACTGCGAACTTACGGAGATGCCGGGCCTGATCGAGAGCGACCAACCTTCTGAAGGTGATGACTGTATCAAGATTGTCGAAATGCCTTTTACGGTGAAGAGGATCATCCGTTGCCTGAATTTCCTGCTTGTGCAGAGTGCAGACAGACGGCTTTTCGTCTTTGATGTCATTTCGCGATCCTTGCGGGAAATCTATCGATCTTCGCATCCTTTTGATATTTTCCCGGCTGAAGAGGGCTTTGTGCGGGAGGAGAACAAGACCTTCTACTATTGCGACCATCGTGGTACGGTGCAACAGGTGATGAGTATTTATCCGGAGACATATCAGGGTTGGGCTACCTATCGAAGCGGCTATTTTTCGTTGTTGGTGCAGGGTTATACCATCAATCGCGTTGATGGTTCCCGAAGTTATTACCTCTACTTCCAGCAACCGGAACTGCGTTCTGCCGGAGAGGAATCTGTGTATCATAGAGGACTGAACTATGTCCAGTTTTATGGAGATCTTGTGCATGTCGATTATACGAACGGTTGCCTCACCATCTGCACTTCGCGTGAGGCGGGGTTCAATGATAGCCGTTATCACCAGATTTCAGGCTTTACCAAGATCGGGGCCGGCAAACATATCGTATCCATTTCGGACAAATATATGCTCATCAACGAGAACGGTTCGCTTAACCTGTACCGGCGCACTTCGATTACCGATCATATCTTCATTGCACGTATCGGTGATGTCGCGACTTATTGTGACCACACGTTGGCGGAGATTGCCTTTGCTGAAGACTCGCCAACAATCTGCGATCTACATACCTATGCACATCAATACATAGGCAATACGGAAGCCTCCGGGAAGAGCGTCCTGGGGCTGTTCTACATCTATGGAGATCTCTATATAGTCCGGGAAAGAGCAATCTACAAATATGTGTCGCCAAACTAATTTGAACTTTTATGGAGATAGTAAGCATTGTTTTGAATTTCGTGCTGGCAAGTGGTCTTGTCGGGACGCTTCTCTTTTTCAGGTCAAAGAAACGAAAGGAGATGGCCGAGGCCGATCTCGCGGAACTGGAGAATACAGAGAAGGTTGTGGCTATTCAATCGGAGCAGATTACACGGCTCGATGGCCGCGTGGAGAAACTTGAAGAAAAGGTGGATAAACTCGAGATCATTATCGAGCATAAGGATGTGGAACTGGAACGCAATCGTCTGGTTATCCGCCAGGCCTATAAATGCACGACCCCTCCGGAGCAATGCCCCGTGCTGGTCAAACGAGCCGAATTGGACAGATCCCGCAAACAAAACAAGCAATAACATTATGGTACAGAGAAAACTACCGCGAGGCTTGCGAAACTGCAACCCGGGTAATATCCGCAAATCACCCACCCGCTACCTGGGTGAAGTGCAGCCATCGAAAGACCCGGCATTCAAACAATTTGAATCGATGGCATGGGGGTATCGGGCTCTCTTTGTACTGCTGGATTCCTATTGCCGACGTGGAGTACGTACTATTCGCGAGATTATTTCCCGCTATGCACCTCCCGTTGAGAACTACACCGAGGGCTATATCCGGGTCGTGGCGGAGAGTGCGGGGCTACCGGCCGAGTCCAATGTGGATATGTCCGATCACGATCTGATGGTGCGTATCGTGGCGGCCATCTCCCGAGTTGAGAATGGCCGTGCGGCCATTCTGGCCGATGTGGAGCAGGGTTGGCAACTATATAAGACCCACAAACCGTAGAGCATATGAGCCGACGTATTGCCGATCTTCTGATAAAGATTGGAGCGGATTCCTATGAGTTTCAACAGAAAGCCCGGCAGGTGGAGCGTAGTATGGAGTCTCTTCAGAAGAAACTCTCCTCGGTAGGCAAGACGCTTTCGGTTGCACTCACCGCTCCGTTGACAGCCCTGGGGGTTGTGGCGTTGAAGAATGCCGACACCCAACAACAGGCCGAGAAACGGTTGTTGACAGCTTTGCGCGGCCGCAGTGATGTACAACAAAGGCTTATTGCTCAAGCCGGAGAACTGCAATCACGCTCAGTGCTGGGTGATGAGGTTATCATCGGTCAGCAGGCTTATCTTGCATCGCTGGGTATGACCGAGGAGCAGATTGGCCGAGTCATCGAAGCCTCAGCGCAATTGTCAGCCGCAACCGGAATGACGCTCGACTCGGCAGTAAAGAATCTTGCCAAGACCTACGGAGGACTCACGGGTGAGTTGGGCGAAAGTATTCCCAAACTCAAGGAGCTGACGGCAGAGCAACTTAAAAATGGAGAGGCCGTAGATTTTATTCTGAAGAACTACAAAGGTTTTGCCGAGGGCGCGGCTTCGGTTGGGTTAGGTGTCATGCGCCAACTCCAGAATGCATGGGGCGATTTTCTTGAGCAGATCGGCTTTGCAATGATGCCTTTGGCCACAAAGGTCACGAAGGCACTCTCTGGTATCGTATCCTGGCTTCAGGCGCTTTCTCCGGAAATAAAGAGAGTCGTTGTTGCGATTGCCGGTGTCGTGGCAGCCATTGGACCGCTTACGCTTGGCATTGGAGGAGTTATCAAGATCATCCCTATGCTGGCGACCGGATTTACGGCATTGCTCTCTCCTGTAGGTCTGATTGTTTCAGCACTGCTGGCTCTCGGGGCCGCCTTTGCCTATGCCAAGGTGCAGAAGCAAAAAATGGTCGATGAGTTGGCCAATGCCGATGATCTGGCCACTCTTGAGCGGAAATTGCAGGAGAACCTGAAAAAGCAAAAAGAGATTGCGGCTACCACGACAAAAAACCGGATTGTTCCCAATGGCATCATTGCGGGCTTTACCATTCAGAAGATTGCAGATCCTGAACAGATGGCTCCACTTCGTAAGGAGTATGAACTGCTTACAAAGGCCATAGAACGCAAAAAAGAGATGCAGGCTCAGGAGCAGAAGCAACAGGAGGAGATGAATCGCATGATGGCCGTAGCCGAGCAACAGAGTGAAGCTCTGATGAAGAAGATGCAACAGGCTACCGGGCATGGTGAAACCTCTTTGGGGTTGATCGGACGTCTGCAAAAGCAGATCGAAGAACTTGAAAAGAAAAAGTTGTTGCCGGAGAGTTCCATTGAGGATATTGCCGCCTGCAATGTGGAGATTGAGCGCTTGCGCAGGGAGTTGCAACAGCTACAAAATATAACACCGGCGGATCTTGCCCCAATCGGGAAGAATACTGCTGTTGTAACTCCGCAGATGGAGATTTCGTTTCCCCGACCGAAGTTGAAGATCGATGATATAAAGATAGCAGCATCGGAATACTCACGTCGGCTGAGGGCGATATGGGCTTCGGTGCGTGAAGGCATCTATGGGTGGGCCTCGGATAACAACACGCTACTGCAGAAGAATGTTGCCGACACGGTGGCGATGGTGGGGAACTATACACAGACGCTGACAAACAAAGGAGTGGCTTTTTCCGTTGCTCTGGAACACGTTTCACAGACCGTGGCGACAACAATGCAACGCTTCGATGAGCAGGTATCCGCATTTCTTGCAGACAGCATTGTGGCCGCAGCCGAGGCATTGGGGCAAATCATTGCCGGAGATCTCGGATTCGGAGGTCTGCTCAAAGCCATACTTACGCAGTTTGCCTCGTTTCTGCGTAATATCGGTGCGCAGCTTATCGAGTTCGGAGTGATGATTATTGCGTTCAAAACGGCTCTAAAATCTGTGCTTGCGAATCCATGGGCCGCGATTGCCGTAGGCGCAGCGATGGTTGCTGCGGCCGCCATTATGACGGCTCTCATCAACAAGAATGCAAAGGATAGTGTCCCGGCTCTTGCAACGGGAGGCCTGGCATATGGCAAGACTCTCGCGCTGGTCGGAGATAATCCCAATGCAGTGGCAGACCCTGAAGTGATTGCGCCCTTGTCGAAACTGCAGGCTATGCTCCCGGCTTCCGGAGCATCGCAGAAGATACAAATAACCCTTGGCGGTCAATTGACTGCCAAGGGTCGGGATTTGGTCTATGTCCTCGGCAAGGAGAACTTCAAAACCTCGATTTTAGGAGGATAGGTCGCAATTACTTCTGCTCAAGCAACATAACAGCTGGGACAGTTTTCCAATCCTCCGATTTGGTTTCGTATTTATAAGTTCCCACTTGATAGAAACGCTTGTTGTTCGTGACTTTAACTTCAAGACCATCATAAAAATGCGTGGTTTCGTCACCAATAAGTAAAACGGGAGTCAGCATGGAAGGCAAGGAAGATATATCAAGGTCGTTAAACCTGTCAAGGCTGATCTCCATGGCTAAAGCGTATGAGTCACTTAATGTCTGTATGATGCTGTATTGTTCTGCTTCCATCATCTGTCCTCTTTCTTCAAATGTGGTAAGGCCGGGGATGGAGGATTCGCCTTTGGCAGAACCAATGATCAACAGAACAACGATCGTCAGAAGGATACCTGAAAAGGCTCCTGCAATAAAAGTCCAAAACTTGTTCATAGTTGTAGTGGTTAGTTTCTCAAAGATAGTTAATTGCGTGAATAAAAACAAATAAAATTTTATGAACGAGATCCGCATACAGGAGTTGGCTTCGGCCGCAGGGCAGATGGAGCATTTCGATGAGTTTGAGTTCATTGTTGATGTTCCGCAGGCGGAGGCCTCGATGAAAATCCGTGGTAAGGAGTTGCAGGAACGGGTAGCACCCAAGGCACATACGCATCCCATAGCCCAGGTGCAAGGATTACAGTCGGCTCTTGATGAGAAACTGAACCGTTCGGGAGGATCTATTCAAGGAGACTTCTCGGTCGAAGGCAATGCCTATATGCGCAATTTGCACCTTGAAGAGTTTCTGGACGTGCCTGAATTCCGTTATAACCGTGTCGAGACCACGGTGGGTGATAAATGGAGTGCTCCGGGAGCCGGTGTCGTGTTGGCCGTAGACAAGGACCATTGCCGCTTGAGCCTTAAACTTGAACCTGGCGAGGTTGCATCGTTGCGTAGGGATGATCTTTGTATGGGCATCTTCAGAAGTTCAACGGTGGGGAACTTCACGGAGCCTACGGAGGACAGCGATGACTCAAAAGGCATACGGACCTTTGCCGGATTTACAACCTGCTATTTCCGGCTGGTTGAGTGTCTCGATGAGCAGACTTTCGGAGAGTGGAGATATGAACTGCGCGAGGATTTTGCGTATCATCCGACAGAGATGATGAACATCGTGGCAATAGGCAATGCTACCGATACCTCACGCCAGGCTTCGCACTATACAACGCGAACCTATGACCGCTATCTGGTCGGAATGAATACCTGGACGATCGGAGTGGAGAACATCGCGACACAGTTCGGAGATCTGGCGAATCTTGCAGCACACGGGCTTGATATGCGCGGTTATTCTGCTTATCTGAAGAACGTCTACCTCCAGGGATACATAAGCGACGTATTGGGAGATAACTGGTTCGACTCACGAACGGGTGACGTGCAACTATATAACCGCACAAGTGGTTGCGGAATCTCATTCAAAGGGGGAGTATTGCGTTTCGGACGCATTGATCCCCTGCGCCCGGAGGAGGGTACAGACCTTGATGCGCTTCAGGCAGAACTCGATTCTGCTCGTGATACATTGGCAAAGATAAACTCCGATGAGGTGGTGTCCCCCATCGAGAAGTCCTTTCTAAAAGAGCGTTTGCATGACATACGTTCCGAGTATGAGCAGTTGCTTCTCGATGCCGACACTTATCTTGTCAGAGAGTACAGACGCGTAACCGCCACAGCCGACCGCATTGCAAATTCGCAGCTGCGCATCATCCGTAAAAAGGATGCCGCGTGGGACGACTATGTCAATGCCTATATTTTGGCGGTAACGGCTATCGAGAAATATACCCGGTCAACTCCCGAGTATATTACCATCGAACCCGATTTCCAGGATATTGCAGCTTACTATGAGGCTCGCGCTATAATCGTCAAAACGATACGTGCCGCATCCGAAGAGCAAGGACAACAGAGTGACCTGGAATATCTGCGCGATAATTTCCGCGATGTAACGACTGAAATAGATGGTCAAAGCGGTGTGGTATTGTCAGGGTTTGTCGGGGTAAAGGATGAGAATAATGCCCGGGTTGTGGCCGGTATGGCCGGCAGTGCCATTTCGGGAACGGTCGATGAGAAGCACGGTAAACTGATGCTCTTTGCCGGAGCTGATGGTATACAGAATGCAGGTACGGCTAAGACCCGAATCTACGAAGATGGACATATAGAAATGGCTACGGGTGTATTCTCGGGGCATATACGCATTCCATTCAAAACATTGCGAGAAGAAGGCACCCGCTATAACACCGCTACACGGAAGTACACCGTGGATAGGAATATGAATCTGCAAACAATTGGCGAGCAATATCAGGACTATAAAATATGGATCAATCTTCCGACCTCAAACGAGTATATCGGCAATGTGCTGACATTGTATGACACACCTGTGAGAACACGCTCCTCTCCGGATATCATCCTTGCCGTAGACGATGTCGAGTCGGGCATACTCTCATCGATCAAGCAGAATGATTTCGGATTTGACAGTATGCAACGAGTGAAATGTTATGCGGGAATCCTGCAACTTGTTGCCGTACCCGGGATATATGCGGGCAAGTGCTGGTGGTTGGTAACTTACCTGCAAATGTGTTGCTTTGAAGAATACACTGAATAAATATCTTGTATGGCAGAAACAGCAAACGGCGTAACCATCGGAGATCTTACGCAAACCAGCACAATGTCGCCTACCGACCTGTTGGAAATAGAGCGCGGAGGGCAGGCATACGCAATAACTTATGAATCATTGATCGTTCAGTTGGAGGATTCGCTCGGAATAGCGGAACTTGCCGCTTCACTCGCACAAATCATCGGATAACTTATGGCTGATTTTACACCTCTCATATCACGCCTTTCACAAGTACGTTCGCTCTTTGCCCTTCATATCGCTGCCCAAGGGGCTTCTGCAACCTTAACGGACACCTTGTATGAACTCGCGTACAAAGTAAAGCAAATTCCGAGTGGCATACAGTACGTCCGATCGGGATACCAACTTTTTAAGGGCAATACATCATTGAGCAAATTGCCTGCATACCTGGATTTCCGACAGTTGACATCTATGTATCAGATGTGTTACGGATGTACGGCTCTCACGCAGGTCGGAGTCCTTGAAACGGCCAATGTCACCAATATGATGTGGGCATTCTATGGTTGCGAGACTCTGACCCGTATTGATGGATTGGATACTTCGGCCATAACCTCCGCATCGGAGTTGTTTCACGGTTGCTCTTCGTTGGTGACAATTGTCCAGCCTCTCGACTTCAGTAATGTGAAATCGCAGATTGATACTACATTCACCGCCTGCAGAAACCTGGAGATTGTATCCTTTACCGGTACGATCTCGGTAGATATTTGGGTTAACGGTTGCCCAAAACTTACGCTTGAGAGTCTTCTCTCCCTGCTTAATGCTTTAGCCGATGGCGTGACGGATAAGACCTGCACGCTGGGAGCAAAGAATCTTGCCAAGCTCTCCGAAACACAAAAAGCAATCGCCACAAGCAAGGGCTGGACATTGCAATGAAAAATCAGGCACCTTATGTCGGTGCCTGGTTGCCGTTGTCGGCTCTATGGAGGAGTGGTTTTATGCCAGGCCGGCCGCTACTGCGAACTTCTGTACCTCACGCTGATGTTGCTCTCGACGGACAGACTCCTTGGATGGAGTCAGGGGAGCAGTGAAGATTCCGTTGAGCTTCGCGGCGAGACTCTCCATATCTACGTTGATTTTCTGGTCGGTGATACGGGCGTAGATTTGTGTCGTACGCACATTCGTATGCCCAAGCATCTTTGAGACGGTTTCGATTGGCACGCCATTTCCCAAGGTAATGGTTGTGGCAAAAGTGTGACGGGCAACGTGAAAAGTTATGTTCTTGTTGATCCCGCAGACTTCGGCAATCTCTTTCAGATACTCGTTGCACTTCTGGTTTGACGGTACGGGGAGCAGACGTTTGCCTTTACGGAAGTGTTTGTATTTCTCAATAATCTGGAGCGGCACATCCAGCAGTCGCACGTTGAACGGGACTTTGGTCTTCTGTCGATGAAAACTGATCCAGGTATTGCCATCAGCCCATACATTCAGCTGGTCTTCCGTGAGGTTGTAAACATCAATGTACGCCAATCCTGTATAGCAGCTGAATATAAATATGTCTCTGACCTGCTCCAGCCGCAGGCTTTCAAATTCCTTATTGTACAAACGGGAAACCTCTTCGATCGTAAGATAACCCCGGTCCACCTTGTCAAGGTGTAGTTTTTGTTGCTTGAAAGGGTCTGCTACAACCCATCCGTTGTCTTTTGCCATCTTGTATATGGAGGCAAAGCGGTGGATAAACTTTACTGCAGTATTATTGTTGAGCCGATGTGCCGAGCGTAGCCAAAGGTATAGTTTGTCCAAAAAACGCTTGTTGATATCCTGCAAGGGAAGGTCACTTACCTTGAACTCATCCCGGAGAAATTCCTGCAGGCGATTGCGGCAAACCTTATATCGGAAGAAGGACTCCTGGCCGTAGTCCTGTGTCAGTACAAGTTTTTCGTAGTCCTCAATGTATTTATTGCATAACGCAATGAGTGTCATACTGCGCTCGTCCTGGCAGAGTATGGAACTCTTGATCTTACTTGCCGTTATTACCTCGCCACGATAAATCATATCATTGTACTTGCGTTTGATCGTGGCGTGAAAATCGAACAGGGTGCTGTTGATCACCTGTTCCTCATGTGTTTGTCCCTTAGTCTTGTACTCCAGGGGAAGCCATCGTTCGGGTTCTATGTACATCTTGGTCGAAAAGTGTACCATCTCCCCGTTGACGGTAATGCGTGCTACGATGGGTGCTTTGCCATCAGGACGACATTTGCCCTTCTGAATGACGAAAATCACGCTGAAGGTGTTCTTGCTTGCTTTTTTGTCTGCTTTCAT